CCGCTTTACTATTTTGGTTGACAAGGCATAGTTGCCCCGGAGTGGCAGTTTCTTAGGCTGCTAGAGCGAATCTATCTTCATTGGCAGCACCAACGGTGTTGCTAGTGAAGTTCAATGCGCTGAACTCGATTGTAGATGCGTTTGCATTTACTAGTTTTGCTTGATTTACGGTCATCGCCTACCGTGTTGCCGTCTCTACTATCTCACCCTGTCGAAACCGGTCGGGCCCATCAAAAGTATATTGCCACTTACGTGTTTGCTTCCGATAACTCGGACCGTCAATATACTTTTGGTGGACCCGGGGGGAATCGAACCCCCGTCCAAGATGCCTTCGCTTTGAAGGAATTACAACAATTACTTGCGCTTACGTAGTTGTCTACGAACTGCTGCTTTAAGACTTCCGTTTTTTGCTCTGTATGCCATAACAAGTTCCTTTGTATTATCTATACAGTATATATTTATTCTTCATCTAAGTCAAGATCATCTTCTTCCCAAATGGTGCCTTTTTGATCATATTTTTGATAATAGGCTTCGTTTGGTTTGAGTATGCGCCATTGATTTGGATACTTTAATGCTGCCAAAGTGGCTTCTTCTTTCTTCAACAGATCACAGATGATATAACTGCTGCCGCACGAACCTTCTACATTCTTGAATGGACTATGTTTGAATTCATTACCGGCTAACGCTGTATGCATCTTAGATCCCCAAGAAAAGATAATTCGGGTGATGCCAAGTTTCTGATTCCGCAGCCGGATCTTATCAAATATAGTGAGAGTAGAAATAGTAGCAGAGTTGTCGCCGTCAATAGTCAGCAAACAGTCTTTGATCTTGATACTACCTTTGGTGTGCGAGTTGTCTGGTGTCTCCTTGGTAGTCCAAGGTATCTCGCAGGTAACGTGATCTACGTAAAATGATTCCCCATGTGTTTTTAGGACCCACATAGGTATTGATTGGTCCTCTAAGTGTTTTTTGTTAAAATGGAACACTACATCCTTACAAGCATATTCAATCTATTGCATTTTATTTTTCCTTTAAAAGTGCAGGGCTTCCACCTGTCTCCCACCTCGTTTTAAAGTCCGCGTGTCCAGGACTTTTTATTTATTAGTTGGTGCGCTAGGTGAGGATCGAACTCACGCTTATGGAGTTTTAGAGGCTCCTGCCTTCCCGCTTGGCTACTAGCGCATTAATTTATTTTATTGATTTTTTTGGGCGAAAGCAAGAATTATTTTATCCAACCTATCTTCTTGCCTGCCAATTTACGTTGATCGTGTTCTTCCGGAGTTGCCGGATATCTCCACGCCCAGACAGCCACAAGGGCCATGAATACTGCTGTGCTGATTATCCCTATGGGCTTAACCCCTCCCGTCCACATCAGCACTAAACTTAGACTCATCATGAACAACATAAGGTATCTTAGTTTAGTTGGGAATACACGTTTCTCTGTCCAATTAGTTAAGAATGGGCCAAAGATTTTATGATTATAAATCCAGCGATGCATACGCTCTGAGCCTTTTGAGAAACAGTATGCAGAAAACACAATGAACGGACTATATGGGATACCCGGAGTAACGACTCCGATGTAGGCCATTCCTAAACTTAAGAAACCTAGTACATTCCAAAATAGTTTTTTGATGTTCATATTAATTTACGATTACGTCTCCGCTACCTGATGCAGAATGTCCGCAACTTGCAGCATCACCTGCCCTGCATACAGGAATATTATTGGCAAGCACATTGCCACTGGCCCCTACCATTACTGGACCGCTATGGGCTCTTCTGCCGTGACCGGCAACAGCAGCACCTTTGACTGCTATAGGGGAATTATTAACTAACACAGTAGACGCTAAGTTACCGACGATAGTTCCGCCTGCTGCGTCTGTTCCTACTCTACTTGCTCCTGGCATTAGAAATCCTTGAGTTTAGCATTGTTGATCTTTTCTATATAATATAAAACAGTCTTCCATGCTTGATCGATCTTTTCGCTAGGAACTTTTTCTAATTCGAGAACCTTCGCTTCTTCGATTAATAATTTGTACATAGTAACCATACCAAATGCTTCGTACGGATTTCGAGTTCTAATACCTGTGGTCTCGCCTAGTTCTTTCAATGTCTTTTGATAAGTTTCTATGGCTGTTAATTTTTGAGCGATAGTAGTTGAGTTGGTAGCCATAGTTGATAACGATGCTGCGATAAGTAAAATCTGAGCAGCCATAGATGTTGTATCCGTATCTATGTCGTTGAGTTCGCTGGTAATGTTTGTGATGGCGCTAGAGTAATCTGGTACTGTAGCGGCTGCTGCGGCTGGTTCTAATAGGTATGCTGGCATAATTCTATTTATTAGTAACTAGGATACCACCTTAAAGCAGTAGCATCATAGGTCATTATTAAGGCTCTGTTTACTACCGCTGTAGATGCTAATGCAATATTGCCTGCTATGGTGGTTGTAAATGCACCTGTTGGTATTAGAGTGATTCTATTACCAAAACTTCCAAGAGTCGATGGAGGAGTTATGGTAGCGATAGCCGCGGTTCCCGAAATAAAAGCAATAGGAGTCGTGGGTGCGATTGTGGTCGCACTAGCAATGGTTGGCGCAGAGGTTGTTGAAGGAACCGGATCTACAACACCGCTTACTCTTACCACGAATCCTGCTGGAGAATAGATCCAAACACGTTCTCCGGATATCATCGGAATATTTTCTAAAACAAATGTGCCGCTGGCCTTTATTGGAAAATCCCAAAACATGTAATGCTGAGCCGTTGGGGGATTCGCAGATGTAACAGCCAATCTAATGTTTCCTGCTGCTGCATTTGGATTCAAGACATAAATGTTTGCGTTTATGTCAGTGGTAGCGGTATATGCCGTTACAGCAGAGTTAGGAGTGACTACAACAAAATTTCCAGATACTATCGGCATATATTATCTTAGGCTAGTTTAATACCTGTGGTTCCTTGAATGTAATTATCAGAAAACATTTTGTCAGTGGCTTCGACAACCATTACTGCACTTTTCAAAATTCTAACAGGTTTGTCCGGATTAATGGTAAACATAAAAGGAGCCATACCTAATCCTTGTTGACTGGCTGTCAGTACCATAGGTTTATTAATCTTGTAGTAAAGAGGCCCTTCCTCTTCTAACTTCCCAATTAGTTCCTCTCCGGTTACCAGTTTAATGGTAATTACCTCTCCTTCTGTCACACCTTTATCAATTAACATATTTTTCCTTAAAATGAACTCTGTGGTTCCATGGTATCTTGAATGTATCTTTTGAGTTCTGTAAACCCGCCAATCAACTTTCCATCTAGAAAAATCTGAGGTACCGACTTAGCAGTTGGTACAGATTCTAATAGATCTTCTTTGGTGTATCCGTCACCAATTTTCCTTTCTTCAAACGCAATATTTTTAGATTTTAATAATGCTTTTGCTTGATCACAATATGGACAATTATATTTGCTCCAAACGATCGCTCTCATTGTCTTTTCCTTTCAGTTCGAATAAACGACTGCGCCTTTTTTGTCAACGACTCTGACTAATAATGCGCCTTTCTGTTTTCTATTTAATGCCGCGGCTATAGCACTCTGTTCGTTTCCGAAACTGCCAAGAGTAGTCCAACTTTCGTATGGTGACTTACTTTTGTATTGTGCTTTATACATTTTAAATCTCCGGTAACTCTTCGTAGTTAATCGAATCACTCATTACACCAATTACATAATTGGTAGATTCGTTTTCTTGTAGGGCAGTCTGCTTCTTGCTGGTATCGCTGTGCTTATTGAACCAAGGAATAGGTGTGGTCTTTGGTGCAGGATTCCAGTACTTGATACCAATATCCTTTAGTGCGCCTACTGCCGTGTAATCAACAAAGTCCTTTAGAATATTAGCATTGAGACCAATTACCGGACCTTTCTTAAACAAATAGTCTGCCCAGGATTTTTCCTCAGCAATAACATCTTTATAAATTTGAATTACTTCTTGTTCACATTCTTTCTGTGCATTGGCGAATCTAGTATCTTCTTTGACGACTTGATTGATCAAGAAAGCAGTCCAACCTTTGGGTAGCAATTCGTCTTGTAAGATGAGGCTAATAATGTTACCGTTACCAATAAAGATCTTGTTCTCAACCATTGCTAGACTTGTAGCAAATGATACCATAAAGCGGAATGCTTCTAAGGCATAACTTGCGTGTAGTGCTAGATAGATTGCACGAATGTGATCTTGTTCGTCAATATCACCATTGCATTCTACAGCACAGTTAATTTGGTGCAATTTGTCATAGTATTTGCCAACACTGGATGCCATGTTGACAATTTCTTCTGTGTCATGTATGGTGGCAAACACTTCCTTGGGCACGTTATAGATGTTACGAATGATGTGACTATAACTACGACTGTGAATATTAGTTTCGAAGAATGTCCAGTTGTAGACCAGTGCTTCTAGTTCTGGTAGACTCACGACCGGAGTAAAGATTTGACTTGGGCCGCGACCTTGCAGACTGTCAAGAGCAGTTTGCCTAAGCAGGTTGCTAGTGAAGATATGTTTAACTGCATCTGATGCATCCTTAAAGTCTTGTGCATCTTTGGTTAGACTGATTTCTTCAGGGACCCAAAAGAAGCCACGTGCAGTTTTTTCAAAGTCTGCAATCTTGTTGTATTTGACTTCTTCGAATCTTTGGATGGTGACTGGACCAGCCGGGTCCAAGAACATTTTACGATTTAGATAGTCAGTCTTTGTTTTTAAATTATATTGTTGTTTGCTCATAGTTTACATGCTTCGCAGTCTTCTTCCTCGATAACTTCTCTTTCATTATGAAATCCGTTGTAGTGTACCTCTGGTGTTCTTTCTTCTTCTTTAGATCCTTGTTTGTTTATCAAACTGTAATAAAAAGTTTTAATCCCCCACTTATGTGCTTGCATGAGATTTTTAATGATTAAGGTAGTAGGTACCTTGCGGTCTGGGAAATAAGCAGGATTATAAAAAGTATTGGTACTGATACTCTGATCCACATAAGCAGCAAGGACAGCAGCAGTCTTAAGGTATCCAGCACAGTCAGTTTGCTCCCACATTAATTGATATTTGTTTTTAAGTTTGTGATATTCTGGGACGACCTGTGTAAAAGATCCTGCCTTACTTTCCTTAGTCGAGATAAGCGACATAGGCATCTCAATGCCATTAGTAGAGTTGATAACCACACTACTAGATTCAACAGGAGCAATGGCCATAAGTGTTGAATTTCGTACTCCATGTTCCTTCATCTCCTTACGCAGCGTTTCCCAATCAAGTTCGGGTGTAAAATCAGCAAGTTCATTTACACCTTTGCTTCGTAGTTCCCAGGGGAAGATTCCCTGTCCATAACGAGTCCTATCACTGTGTCCACAAGCGCCACGTTCTTTAGCAAGTTCAACAGTGGCTTCTGTTAGATAGTAGGCTTGATGTTCCATCCATGATTTTACTTCTGCTAGAGAATCTTTCTCGCCATACTTTAAACCACGCTTGGCGTGCCAGTATGCAAGATTAGTAACACCAATGCCTAACGGTTGGATTTCATCATTTGATAGTTTACTCTGGATACTCAAGAAATCTTGATAATCTAGAATATTACATAGACTACGCTGTAAGATTCTGCAGGCACGTCTCATGTCTTCCGGATTGCGGAAGGCCCCCCAATTAATGGAACCGAGAGTACATAACGCTATGCGTCCCTCAGGGTCGTCCAGACGTTTGAACGGTTTGGTAGGAAGCAGAATCTCACAGCATAGGTTTGATTGATAGATTGTATGATATTCAGGATCGAACGGTCCTTGATTAATTACGTTGTCAATAAACACTAGATAGACACGACCAGTATCTGTTCTTTCTTTGAGTATGCCGCTTTTGAATACATCCTCAGCACTCATTGTCTTTTTGCGTAGGTCTTTACGCTTTTCGTATTTTACATATAACTGTTCAAACAGTCCCGTATTTTTATAGAAGGCTTCGTACAAATCAGGTACTTCGTTAGGATCAAAGAAAGTAATATCTTCTTTGTTTTTAAAACGACGCCAAAAGAACGCTGATAGTACAACTCCGTAGTCCATGTGTCTAACGCGAGTTTCTTCAGTTCCTTGATTATTCTTAAGGACAATAAGATCGTCGAACTGATAATGCCAAATAGGATAAAAAACTGTAGCAGATGCGTTTCTAATACCACCTTGCGAACAACTCCTTAAATCACCAAACCATTTCTTAAGAAATGGGATCATGCCAGTGTGCATGATCTCACCGCCTCTGATAGGCGCTCCTAACGGACGTAGTCGTCCAATCTCTAAACCAATGCCAGCACGTTTGCTGGCATATTTGGCCATCATTTCTCCTGAAGCAAAGATACTGTCCAGATTATCATCACTACGTATAAGAACGCATGAACTAAATTGTTTTGTAGGAGTTCCAAGGCCTGCAAGCACAGGTGTAGCAAGAGTAAAAAGACCATCGCTAGCGGCATTATAGTATTCCTTAATGTATCGCATTCTTGCTGTGTTAGGTTCTTCCTTATGGAATACCGTAGCGGCAGCAACCACGTAACGTACTTGAGGTGTTTCATATATTTCCTTTGTGGCACGATTGCGCACGAGATATTTTTCAATTAACTGTTCGATGGCAGCATACGAGTACAATTCGTCTTTTTCGTGATCTATGATCTCGTCCATCTTGTTCCAGTCATCTTCGCTGTACCATGTAAGCAATTCCGGCGTGTATAGACCGATAGAAATATTTTTCTTTACGATTTCATAAAGGCGGGGAGGTTCGTATTGGCCGTACACATCTTTGCGTAACATACTTACACGTTGTTTACCCGCTACGTATTGATAGTTAGTATGACCTACGTCTGGGTTATGTTCGATGTCGATAAGATCAACTATGGCTCTTAGAGTTATTTCGTCGATCTCTCGCGTGGTAATCCCGTCATAGAAGTGAGGCTGGCTCTTGATTTCGATCATACTTTGGCTCACATCGGCAATACCCTTACAAACTTTCGCAATCTGATTTTGCCATTTTTCAATTGTGAGTGGTTCAGCGGCTCCACTTCTTTTAATGACGGTAATATTCATTTCTTTTCGTTCCTATTTTTTTAATTGTGAAGAAGTTTATTTATTGGCTCTTTTTGATTAGACCACACGATGCGGCTAGAACCAGGGAGGCGTGTGACAGACCCCACGAAACGATATTCCCAGTTAAGGACATGTTCGCTATTCACTACAAGAAAGTAACGTGCTTCTCTATCAGTCTGTAACATAGACATATGTATCTCAAAATCGGCGTCCATAAAACGCTGTGTTAATTTAAGAGTATACAGCATTCCAAGACAGATCGCAAGATCGTCATAACGATCGTCGAGTATCAAATGCCATGCATCAGGCCAAAGATCGCTGCGATCTGGATCGAGATAGGGATTGACTAAAGGTGCGCGAGCCCAAAGTTCGGCCACATCTTGGAAAGGAGTTTGGCTCGTTTCCAAATTGTCTCTAAACTCACGCCACCTTGCCAATCGCAAGGTGCCGTGGGAATCAAACACCGTAGGCGATTTGGTAAGAAATGTTACCAGCAGAACCTGTGGCCAGAGGATTCTTATAAGATATCAATACAGTATCGATGCCGCTGTCTTCATCGTTATCTCTTAATTGAGCAGTAAATTCAAAATTTGTCATAAGACTTCCTCCGGGTGATGTTATCAAACTTGGCGAATATTGATATTCGTCTGTGATAGCCACAGTACTAAGGTCTTCGTCAACAGTTAATGTTAAACGTCCTACCCTTGAGTGGCTACTTAATTTTAAGAAATAGTTCACATAAATGAACCTATGTGTAGCCGGGAAAACTACGAAAGGTCTAAAACTATCACTTAAAAATATTTCACTGTATTGACTGTTAGTCAATGTTGTTTTACTGCTGCCTTTTACTTCCGGATAACCTGCTTTCGAGTTAGAAACAATAATTCCACTGTATTGATTTCTATTACTGGTTGAGTTTACAACATCGTTGCCTCTACTGTCGCCAAATTCAACGATTGGAACTTCTGGGTACTGTGCTGAATTAATTCCGTTTCCGCAATCAACAAAGTCGCATTCTGAAACAAATGTGCCAGTGCCATGTGTAATAAGAATGGCCTGTTGATGAATAAGTTCCCATCTACAGTTTTCAAAAGTCCATTTGTTTGTTTGGCCTATAACTCCATTTACATAAACGCCAACATTGTTTACCTGAAAGTCGCAGTCTGAAAATCTAATTCTTGTTTCAAATACATCAGTCTGATTGCATTTGATAGCCAATTCTTGATTTATAAAGAAACAGTGTTCGAAGACAATTCCTGTAGTTTTAATTTCGTTAATGTCGTTGTCCCAAGAAACTGCACTGTCTCTTGATGTAAGAGATGCTACCGAAGATAACAAGGAATACTCACCCTTAAATGTAACTCCAGATATTTTAGAATCTCTAACACCGGATAATACTAAACGTCCTGTGCTTCTACTGATGGTTAGATTTGAAATATCTATGTCGTGTGGTCTATTCGATGAATTAAATTCAGAGATGGTCTGACCGGTTTCTGTAACAAATACAATATTGTATGCGCCTATCTCTAGTATAGCACCGCCTTGAGTTTCACCTCGTATAATAGCAGTACTAGGAATTCTTAGGGTAGATGTAAAAAGGTAAGTACCATTTGGTATCATTAATACCTTTTTAAATTTAGGATCTGTATTTTTAAATAGTTCGTTAAGAGCAGTTTCAAATGCTTCAACATTATCGGTAGATCCGTCTGGAACTGCTCCAAAATCTAATACGCTGACATATTCGTCTAATTTACTTTGTAGACTACGATCTACGCTAAGTCCGATACTAGGTTCCGGTAACGCAAATCTGTAGGCAGATGCTAGTTCTAAGATATTATCATGTTCTGTGATAATCTTAGTATTACCTACATAAGGAGCACCTTCTGTGATCGATCCGTTACCGATGTATAATTCTTGTGAGTCTACTGCCCAAGCAAATTCTGCCGCGCTTAGTTGTGGGATTCCGATCCCTGCGTTTTTCTTTCCTCTTCGGACTTGTATTTTTGATATCTGAACGACAGCCATAGATTCCACCCTTGTTAGGGTATTTATCTACTTTGGCTATAGTACTCTTCGACTTTGTTTAACCACTGATCTTGCCAATAACTAAATTCTGAGGGCATTAGATCAAATTGTTGATATTGTAGATCTCGAGAACACATAAACACAACACCACGCTTGATGTCTGTGCCGTAGACTTCATTGTGTGCCATAATATATGCAGTTAATTGTATCTTATAATCATCAATCCATTCTTCTTTTTTAGGTTTGTTGGTCTGTTTGTAGTCCATTACAGCAGGCTCTCCTTTATAGGAACCAACCAAATCTGTAGTACCTGAAAACAATCCTGGAAAGTAAAGGCTCTGCTCCATTGCCCAAACTTCGTCCACACCACTTAATCCATTTTCGATAATAATATCTGCCATCTTATTGGCTTGAACGTGAACAGGATTATTACCGGGTTGGCGTTGAAGGCCAGCGATGAACCTTTCTAGGTTGGCATGCATAGCAGTACCTACACCTGCTGCTTCTCTAGTAATTTCAGCGGCTTTGGCTTCTCCCACACGTTTCTTCCATTCGTTCAATGCTGTCATATCTTTGGTAGCGCCGAGAATGGTCGTCACTGAAGGAAGTTGTTCCCCGTCCGGAGTTAGATAAACTCGTTTTTTAGTTACAGGATCATTGACCTGCTGACAGGGTTTGTATTGATATCTTTCGATAAACGGGGGAGGGGTATAAATTTTAGTCATCCTGTATATATTAACAGAATGTTTTTAAAATGTCAAACCTGGGGAGTTGCTGTGGCCTGTGCCAATTGAGCAGGTGCTGCTGATGCGGCTGCTTGATCTACGGCCGCTTGACTATCTTCGGGATCTTTAGTGCCGTCGCCCTTTGGCTCATCGGCTACTCCGGGAACGTTTAATTCAATACCATCTGCGTTAAAGTTCTTGACCAAAGACTGTAATGCTGGATTGGCGTCATACATGGCTTTGAAGGTCTCATAGTCAGCCACTGGTTCTGCGCCGCTTTTGGTAATCAGTTGATTTAGTGCTTGCCAATTCATTTTAGCAGGCATTTTTTGTGATGCGGCTCTACCAATTAAATTTCTAATAACGATTACAAATCGATCGGTAGGATCGTCTTCAAATTCAAAAAATCTCATTTGATCAATGCCAATTGTTTTTGTAGATCAGCCAGTTCTTTTTGTTTCTGTTTGATCTGCTCTTGTATTTCTTTTTTCCTGTTAGCACGATCCATGGCCTGCTGTGCCATCATCTTTGCCTGCGCGGCAGGATCAGTAGTTACAGCCTGACCCGGTGCTAGAGTAGTTGCACCTGGTACTGCAGGAGGAGTTCCGGTTGGCGGAACAACCGGAGCCTCTGCTAGTAAATCATTAATTCTCATCCTGCTAGGACTTTTAAAAGTCTATTTTGATAATTGATGCTTTCACGCTGCTCACGACCGGCGGCTTCTTCGCCTCCGGCTGCGGCATCGGCTGCGGCAAATTCATCTTCCGGAGCAGGTTCAGCATTCATTTCATCTGGTGCTGCTGCGGCCATATCGTCAGCGGCAGGCTCTTCTGCACCTGTCTCGCCGCCAAGCATTTCGGCACCCTGTTCTTCGCCTGTGAGTGTACGTACTCCTGTGGCTAGAGTTTCACGTGCAGTTTTAAGATTTTCTAGTGCGCCTTGGATAGCAGGTGCTACTGTACTGATAAATGCTTTAGCCTGCTCTTGGCCCATTTCGTCGCGGATAGAATCGCCTAACTGCAGGAGAGTATCATTCTCCATGCCAGAAAGTTCTTCGATCCAACGACCCACTCTGTCTACCATTGTTTTAGCGGTAACGATCGCAGATGCTTGCTGGATCTCACCTTCTGTGACTTTAGTCATTTCTTCTCCTTGGGTTTCTTCTGTTGCGAATTCTTCACGATGAGCAATTTCTGCGTTGATAGCATCTAGCATCCATTGTGCTTTGGTGTATGCTTCATTCTCTAATGTTTCATTAAAGGTTGACGAATTACGAACTTGGCTAATCTGTGTTCGTAGTTTATTTCGTGCATCCTCAAGTTGCTGCAGATTGAAACTTTCTAAGTTAAGTTTCTGACCGAAAGTCTTCTCGATGCTTTCGTTTATCTTTTTAGAATCCGCTTTCGCAAATAAATCGTTAGTTTTCATATATGCCCATCCAATGAGATTAATTATATTTATTCATTTAATGCACAAGGCCTGGGCTTTATTTTTCGCTCCAGCGGCCTTAGATTTTGCTATTTCGTACCGTGCTGCCACTCCGTCTGCCCGATCAAAATCCTGTGATTTCTGGGCCTTTCTAAGAGTATATAGCAGAAATTGACATTCTGTTAGATACTTTCCATATTCCTGATCTGCTCGCCATAACTTATCCATATCAAATGTGCTGTATTTGAGCAATATCATTTTGGCTAAAGATATCGCTGCTGCATTAAGGCTAATATCTGCATATTTCAACTCGTTATGAACGTAGATATTTTTAATATTTTCATTAGATCTAATAGATACTGGTCCTATTTCTATACCCGCGGCAGTTTTAACAGGAAGAAAGATTCCTTGTGCTGCTAGTTTTTTTTGATTTTCTTGTATGAACTTTCTAAGTTCGCCGGCTGTAGTCATAAAAAAAGGACCCGAGGTCCTTATTTAACTACTGTAATTTCACAGTCCGAAGAACTTGAACAGTGTGTGAATGTTCACTTGTCCGGTCCAACCTAGCCCTGCAAAAAATGCCATGCCAACCATACCGTACATCATTAACTTCTGTTTTTGCTTTTCTAGATCTTTAATTTTGCCTGCTAGTTCGCTATGCTGTTGATTAGATTCATCTCTCATGTGCTGAAGAGTTTCCGACAGTGTATCTCTAGTACGATCTAGGCAGTCGTGCATATCTTTCACACCTACCTTTAAATCATCGATTTTCTCATCTATGTGCTGTACTTTTGTTTCAAGTACACCCACACGTTCTACTACTGTGGCCATTTAGGCTGTCTCCTGTATGTTAAGTCAAGGTCCGCTCCGGACATGTGCCTAAGTTAAGAATGCCTAATTTTGTGCCTTATTGTGTATTTATACGATATCGTCCAATTCAAATACCCAGGTATTGGTTTTCTTACCTTCGGTGATAAAACATGCTGGATCAATATCAACATTATTATTTAGTTCGGATATTACAGGAACACCGTTTAGGTCTTTAACTAGTAAAAAAACAGGATCGTTATTTTCTCTATATACATCATCGCGTTCGGTCTTGAACACCCAGATCCAATGATTGGCTTTGCCACCTATGTCGTAGGGCAATACCCCTGTTTTCATTTTAGGGTCAGTATCAAACTCAAAATTT